AAGAAAACATCACAGTCTAGACGAAAAGGTAGTATCAAATATTCGTCTATGAATAAGAGTAAGAAACGTTCATTCAAACCTAAGAGAGGACAAGGTTAAATGAAAACCCCCAAGCAAAATGCTGACCTTGAGCAGATCATAGAGTTTTATCTTAACTCTAATGCTTTTCGTAGGCTATCGCCTAATACGCAACGTGATTATGAATTACATGCGCAATGGATATGTCAAACATCTGTTGAAGGTAAGTTGCTTGGGGATTATCGCTGTAAGAATATTAAGGTTAGACACCTGACACAAGCTTATGAGGAGTGGTTAACCTGTGGGGTTCGTGCTGCAAACTATCGTAAATCCGTTTTGTCTGTGATTTGGAGACATGCCATGCGGTTTGATATTATGGAGCATAACCCTGTGAGCTTAGTGCAAACCCGAACTACCGAACCTCGTCGGCAGCTTTGGACGGAGCAGCAGGTGTCAACCTTTTTAGATACTGCTTACAGTGATTTCAGGTGGCGTAGCATTGGACTGATTGTCCACATGGCATATGATTGGGGGCAGCGTGTAGGCGACATGAGAGTGCTTACATGGGATAAGCTAGACCTAGATCAGTGCCGCATGGATATGACGCAGAGCAAGAGAGGGGCAGAAGTTCATCTCCCAATTGCCGACTCACTATGCTCTATGCTGCGCCACCAATATAATGATTTTAGCTTCCAAGATTATGTAGCACCTAGAGTCTCTCCAAGGGCAGGGGCATACACACCATACGACATTAGTGAGATAGGTATACTTATCAATGCGGTACTAGACGAAGCTAATCTACCACGTGAACTTACTGCGCAAGACCTACGCAGAACAGCAGTGACAGAGATGATGGAAGCAGGTGTTTCAGAGGGTAACATCATGCAGGTAACAGGACATAAAAACTTTGCATCAATGAAACCATATCGGGTAAATACATTCAGTGGTGCAAGTAAAGCATTAGCAGCCAGAGGAAGAGACAATGAGTAATTGGCAGAAGCATAGAGATTTCGCAGAGGAGATGACATACGCAGGTTCATGGCGTGGTGATTGTCCTTTCTGCAAAGGTAAGAACACCTTCAGTGCAAGCAAAGATACAGGTGTATTGAAGTACAACTGTTACAAACTAGGTTGTGATGTGGGTGGTGTATTTGATACCGACATGACAGCAGCGGAGATAAGGCGACATATGAAACCAAAACTAGAAGTAGTTAAGAAAGAACCTGATACATGGGAAATCCCAGCGCAGGTAGTTAGCCCACAGCAATCACACACCAAGCATAAACGCTTTGTACGGCGCTGGGGTATTTCTCTTGGCAAGAGCATGTATGATGTACAGCAAGAGCGTGTAGTCTTTCCTATCTACTACAAGGGCAGGATGATTGATGCTATAGGCAGAGCAGTGGGTAAGAAAGCACACCCCAAGTGGTATCGCTACACTGGTGCAGCAAACTATTACACGATTGGCACAGGCCAGGTTTGCCTTGTGGTTGAGGATGTTGTGTCAGCTATTGTTGCAGCACAAGAGTTCCCAAACGTGACAGCTATGGCTATCCTTGGCACATCTATGAACCCAAAACACTTTGCAAAGATTGGAGAGTTTGAGAAAGTAGTGATCGCTCTTGATCCTGACGCTGTAGGTAAGACGATTGAGTATCGCAGAGAGATAGAACTATGGACAGGCATAAAAACTATTGCAGTTAGTTTGCTTGATGATATTAAGTATCGCATGGATGAGGACATGGAGAAATTGACAGAGGTATGCAGATGATTGAAGCAACATACATTGACCACATGGGTAGTGACCTATCAGTAGTTAACGCAGCGCGTGTTAGCTTTGGCAAGAAATCAGAGTGGATGCCACGTATTCACTACGGTGAAGAGTTAGTGCTTAAGCCTAAGGATGCTAAACTGATTCGTTACCTCGCAAAGCATAATCACAAATCACCCTTCAACCACACGTTTGTTACATTCCACGTCAAGGCACCTATCTTTGTAGCACGTCAGCTTCAAAAACACGAGTATATGCCTTGGAACGAAGTGTCGAGGCGGTACGTGGATAGTAAGCCAGAGTTCTACCAACCTGATGTATGGCGTAAGCGTAGTGAGGACAAGAAGCAAGGTAGTAGTGATGAAGCAGTGGATATGTTGCATTGGATAGTTGTAGACCATGAGCTTTCTATTGAAGGACACACACAGTATGACAACATAAAAGGTAAACCTGATGAATGGACATCATTAGTAAATGAAAAAGCTTTAGACCTTTATAATGCAATGCTTAACAGCGATGTCTGCCCAGAACAAGCACGTATGGTACTACCACAGAGCATGATGACAGAATGGTACTGGTCAGGTACACTGTTCGCTTTCGCTAAGATGTGTGGCCTACGCTTAAAGGAAGACACACAAGCTGAGACACGTATTGTAGCTGAGAAGATCGAAGATGTAATGATGAAGCTATACCCTGTATCATGGGAAGCGTTAAGGATGTATGAAGAGTGAAGTGGCTGTTGGTACTTGTATTCTTGCACGAAGGTAGACCTTATGTTAACACACTAGGTATGTACTCTTCTATGTATGATTGCTTTGAGGCTTTCGAGGAGTTAGAGAATCAAGTACCACAAGAAGCACAGCTAGTATGTATAAAGGATAAGCAATGACAGGTATGATTGGAGTAGAACAAGTAGAGGAACACGAGGATGGCAGTGCCACCTATCAGTTCCACCTTGATAGTAACTGCGCAAAGCTATTGCAGGAAGAGGGTCTTAAGCTAGTACTATATTGTGCAGCAGCTAAGTTAGATTTACAGGTAGTGTATGATTTTATAGAAGGTCATATAAACCAAGAGAAACAAGAACTAACAGAGTATATATTTGGAGTACAAGATATTAGTCCAATGACAGAAGAAGAACGCAACAGAGCAAAAGAAAAAGAAAAAGCTAATAAAGATGATAACTGATTTAAACTTCTTTAAAGGTATGTTCTTGGTGTACCTGTTAGCTATACCTTTTATAGCTTTAGTAGTAGAAGCGCAGGACAGTGAAGGAAGAGATGTCTCACTGCGCTTTGCAATCATGTGGCCTTTGGCTGCAATAGAAGTACTATTTAAATTCCTGAGAGGAGATTTCGATAATGATGGAACTGGCACTGATTAAAACACTGCTTAACCGTGATTTCTACAATGACCATAAGGGTATTCGTTGCCCTGATAAAATCTTTAGCAAAGATGTTCGTAAGATTAAGCAAGCACTAGACGGTGCAATGGAAGCCTATGATGGTGACATGACAGTTGCTGATCTACAGGCTGTGTTCAACCGCATGAATGCTAGTATGACAACAGCTACACGTGGTGCCTATGACGATCTGTTTAAACGCATTGAGATCACTGAGCCTATCAAGCAAGAGATTGCAGAGGATACGTTATCACAATTGTTCCAACAATATGTGGGCGACCAGGTTGCAAACCTAGGTTTTGATTTCGTCAATGGTACAGAGAATAGCTTACAGCCTTTGCGTCAACTACTAGAGGATTTCAAAAATGATTTTACTCCCAATCTCCGTGTTGAGTGGGATGATAATAGCCTTGATACAATACTTGATGCAACAGCGTTGGAATCCAAGTGGAAGTTTAACATATCTTCCTTGGCTCGTAGGGTGGAAGGTGTTAGTGGCGGTCATCTTGTTATCGTGGGCGCACGGCCTAATACTGGGAAAACTTCTTTCCATGCCTCTCTTATAGCAGCAGATGGTGGCTTTGCACATCAAGGTGCTAAGTGTATCGTGTTGTGTAATGAGGAAGCTTATACACGTGTTGCTTCACGGTACATCAGTGCATCATCTAACATGACCATGAAAGAGGTACGAGAGAACAAAGCTCTAGCACATAAACGTTACGAACCTGTACGACAGAACATCATGTTCAAGGATAGCACAGGGAAGAGCATGGATTGGGTTGAGTCTGTAGTTAAGTTTGAGAAGCCTGACATCGTAATACTTGACATGGGTGATAAGTTTGCTGATATAAAGAGTGAGCGTAGCGATATCACACTTAAAGCAGCAGCTATCCATGCTCGTAACATTGCTAAGCAGTATGACTGTTGTGTGATCTGGATGTCGCAGCTAAGTGCAGAGGCTGAAGGTAAAGCAGACCTGAATCAGTCTATGATGGAAGGAAGTAAGACAGGCAAGGCAAGTGAGGCTGACCTGATGATCTTGATAGGCAAGACACAACAGGCAGAGGGTGAAGACGAAGACCCAGTTCGTCACTTAAACCTAGCCAAGAATAAACTGAATGGATTCCAAGGTAAGATTACCTGTGTACTTGATGGGTCACGCTCAATCTATTCAGCATGAGGTGAGAGACATGAGACTAGTATTAGATGTAGAGAACAGCGTCACATGGCGTGATGGTAAAATTCTTAACGATCCGTTTGAGGCGGGTAATACCCTGACACAGATCGGTTTGGTCAATGCAGATAATCACGAAGAGTTACACATTGTAACATTTGATCACAACGAAAAGAAGGATACATCAGGCGCTGGGCATAAGCTTGTGCAGCAAGTGTTGGACATGACAGAACTACTAATCATGCACAATGGTAGCCATGATCTGATGTGGATATGGGAAGCAGGGTTTAAGTATGATGGCCTTATTTGGGACACACTGCTTGCTGAGTATCTACTGCATCGTGGGGTGGAGAAACCTTTAAGCTTGGCTGCTGTAGCAGAAGCTCGTGGCCTAGCTGAGCAAAAGGAAGACTACCTTAGCAAGTGTATCAAACAAGGGATCAACACAAATGAAACAGATTTACATTCTCTTAGCCTTTATCTTAGGGCTGATCTCCTCACAACTAGTGAGTTGTTCAAGGCTCAGCAACGAGACTATGCAGACCCCGATTCAAGTTCCCTCACCAAAGTTAGAGATATCACCTTTGAAACCTGCAAAACCCTTACCCACATGCGTATGCACGGATTCAGAGTCGATATTCAAGAGCTTGGGCGAGTAAGGGATGAATTTGAAAAAGAAAAAGCAGAGATCGAAGAGAGGCTCCAAGAGAAGGTACGCTCCCTCATGGGCGATACCCCTGTTAATCTTGCATCCCCCGAACAGAAATCACAGGTTATCTTCAGCCGCAAACCCAAAGACAAAAAAGATTGGGAAGGCTTATTTGAATTTACATCAACGCCCAAAGAATTTAAAGAAGCCGTTAAAGCGAACTCCGAAACAATATTCAAGACTAAGGCGTATCAATGCGAATCTTGTTATGGTAAAGGCAAGACATACAAAGTAAAGAAAGATGGCAGTAAGTATGCCAAACCAAACAAATGTAAGGAATGTGATGCACGTGGCTTTAAACTTATGGAAACAAACCAGGTTGCTGGCCTTAGGTTCACAGCACCAAGTAAAGAATGGGCTAGCAACAGTGGCTTCTCAACATCCAAGAAGCAATTGGAAAAGCTTATGGTCACTGCTAAAAACAATAACATGGATGATGCTGTTCGCTTCCTTGGTGATCTTATGCGTCACTCTGCTGTTTCTAGTTACATTACTAGCTTTGTTAATGGTATTGACACTTATAGAAAACCTACCACCTCAAACTTACACGTCCAACTCACTCAATCAATCACACATACAGGTAGATTTTCTGGACGAAATCCCAACATGCAAAACATGCCAAGAGGTGGTACCTTCCCCATAAAGCGAGTGTTTATATCACGGTGGGAAAACGGAAAAATAATGGAAGCGGATTTTGCACAACTTGAATTTAGAACGGCTGCGTTTCTCGCGCAGGACAAGACAGCAATGGAAGAGATTGCAACAGGGTTTGATGTACACAGCTACACAGCGAAAGTTATCTCTGATGCAGGTCAACCAACGACACGCCAAGAAGCTAAGGAACACACCTTCGCACCCCTCTTTGGCGCAACTGGTTATGGAAGAACCAAAGCTGAGCAAGCTTATTACACACACTTCATAGAGAAGTA